GACCGGGAAGACGGTCGCCTCGATGAACCCCCATACCGTCTCGAGGACCGGCATCCAAGCATCCCAGAGGGGACCGATCGCCTCGAGGGCCGGTTGCAGCGCCTCGACGATCGCCCCGGCGAGGTCGACGATGACGGGGACGACATTCTCGAGGAGGAACGATCCCAGACGGCCCGCGACGTCGGCGATCGTCCCGAGGACCTTCGCGACCCCGGACGCCCCGCCTCCCTCGAGGAACCCCGAGAAGGTACCCGCCAGGCTTTGCATGACGGCGGAGAGGGCGGGACCGACGACGTTCGCGAGTTGCGTCATCGCCGGGACGAGGAAATCGAGGAGTTGGGTCGCGACCGGGGCGAGGGACTCGAGGAACCCCGCGAGTTGTAGTTGTAGGTTCGCCGTGACGGCCCCCCATCGGTCGCCGACGTCGGCGAGGGATGCCGTCCCGGACGTCGCCTGGTCGAGTTGCGGGGCGAGTTGCGCGGTAATCGCCTCGAGGGCGGCGAGTCCCGTTACCCCCTTCGGCAGGGAGACGCCGAGGGCTTTCGCCGCTTTCGCGTTCCCGGCCATCGCTTTCGCGAGGAGGTCGGCCTGACCCGCGACGTTCCCGTCCCCCAAGCTGGCAAGTTGCGCGGCCATCTTCTGTACGGACGGGAGCGCGGATTTCGTCTCCTCGCCCGTCAGGCCCAGACTCTGCGCGACCTTCGCGAACGCGAGGGCGGAGTCTGCCGCCTCCGCGGAGTCGACGCCCCATTTCGTCAGGTCGACCGAGGTCGCCGTCTGCCCGAGGCCCGCGGCCATCGCGTCGAGCCTGGCGACGGCGTCCCCCATCGCGTCGAGTTTCCCGATCCCGTCGAGGGCAAAGTTCCCGAGCGCCTGTACGCCCCCGATCGCGAGGTCGAACCCCTTCGTGAGGAGGTTCCCCCCGAACACTCCGAGGGCCGTCTTGCCGAACCCCTCGAGCGCCCCGCCGGACTTCCGGAGGGTCGTCTCGAGTCCGGAGGCGTCCCCTACGATCTTGACGCGTACAGGCTTCGTCATCGCTTGCGTCCCTTCGACCGCCGCTCCCGCCGGTCCGCCGCTTTCGAGAGTCCCTCGAGGTCCGTCACGGTCAGGGCGCGGACGTCACGGGGGAGCCACCCGAACGCGAGGGAGAGGTCGTAAATCATCCGGTGCGCCTCCCGCGGCCATCGCCCCGCCGGGACGCCCGGGTAGGGGGGATGCCGGTATGGACGACCTCCTCCGCGTCCTCGTCCTCGTCGAGTCGGACGATGACGTCCCCCGCCTCCTCCCACGTCACGTCCCGATTGTCCTTCCGGAGGGTGACGAACGCGAGGGCGTGCAGGAGGGTCCCGCGGGGTGCCTCCGGGTCAAAGAGCTTTGACAGGGGGCGTCCGGTCCGCTCCTCGAGGACCTCGAGGTCCCCGACCGTCAGGTCGGCGACCATCGATTTCGTTACGCGTAGGACGGTCATGGCGGGTCAGTACCTCCGCTAGTCGAGATTGTGCCGGCGGAGAGTCTCGCCGACGTTCCGGTCGAATGCCTCGAGGACCTCGTCCCTGCGGGAGTCGACGACCTCGTATAGCCACGGGTTAGGCGCGATGACCCCGAGGGTACCCGTCGACCGGATGCCCATTGTCGTCCGGTTGACGCCCGCGGGGTACGTCTTGCGCGAGGGGTTCCCGAAATGGATTGCGCCCGCGTACGGGACTTTCTTCGACCCGGACGAGAGGATCGCCGCGGTCCGGGTCCCGGACCCGCGGGTCGCCCCCGCCAGGCGTCCGGACCGGCGGGGTGCCTCCCGGCGGGCCGGGGGGACGAGTTCCTTCGCGATGGCGCGGTACGCGGCGGAGAGTTCCTTCGCGTCGTGACCCGCCTCCCGGAAATCGCGGGCGAGTTGGGTTGCCCCCTCGACCTCGATCCCGATAGGCCCGGACCGCCGGGATACTCCCCTATACCGCGCCATCGCCGACGGGGTCAGCCGGGACCGGGCTTTGCGGCGACGAACGCGATGTTCCCGGCTCCGAGGACCATTTCGACCTCGACGAAACCGTCCTCGACGAACGAGACGGGGTACGCCGTCGGCCAGCTGACGTCCGCCGTGAACCCCGGGCCGTCCTCGTCCGGGACGCGTGCCTCGAGGGTCCCGGACGTCCCGAGGAGCGCCTCGACGGTCGTCGCCCAGTCGTCGCCGACGACGAGGGTGAACGCGACCGATGCCGCGCCCGCGCGGGTCCGGGACCGGGACGGATCGCAGAGGACCGGGTCCTCAATCGTCTCGATTGGACTGTCGAATGTGACTCCCGGCCTGACCAGGCATGACAGGTCGACGGCGGTATGGGGACCCTGACCCCCCGTCGGGGTGTAGGTCAGGTGCGGTTGTCCGAACAGAGACGGCATTCGAGGTCCTCCGAGTTAGGCCGATAGGGTCGTCGAGGAGACGACGAGGGACGTCCCCTCCGTCGAGTCGACGGCGTACGTCGTCTCGCCGACGAGGACCCCCGAGGGGAGGTTCGCGAGGGCGAGTTCGAGGAGGGCGTGTAGGACCTCGTCGTCGTCAGAGGCGACGGGGACGAGGATTTGCAGTACGAGGTCCCATCGGACGTCGCAGGGCTTGACGACGTAGCGCCTGGTCGGGGCGCAGACGACCGCCGGGGTCGACATGGCGGCGACCCATCGGCCCGCCACGGCGATACCCGCGTCGGCGAGGGCCGGGTCGGCGAGGAGCGCGGCCTGTACGGCGTCGGCGACGTCGCGCCACGGTCGAGGCGACGTCATACGATCCCGAACCCTTTCCGGGTCCCGAGGAGGGCGAGTTCGACCTCCGGGGTAATCCATCGGCCCGTGTACGCCGTCCCGAGTTCGGTTTGCAGTACGCCGAACGTCACGTCGACGGCCCGGTAGACGCGGGAGGCGACTTGCAGGATCGCCGTATGCGCCCCCGCGGGGAACGGCGTCGGCCAATCCGCGGAGGTCCTACGGTGGGCGTACTGCCCGATCGCGTCCTCCGCCGTCAGGATCGCCAGCTTGAGGCGGGCATGAACGGGGGACGTCTCGTCGGACGGGAGTCCGACGGCCAGGCTCCGCGCGAGTTCGAGGACCGTCACGTCGGAGAGGCGAGGTCCCTCCGGTACTGACGGAGGGACCTCGACGGACGCGACGAGGTCGACCTCTGACGGGGACGCCTGTCGCAGGGTCAGGGTGTATCCGCCGATCCGGTCCGTCAGGTCGGCGAGGGTCGCCCGACGACGGCCCGGGGCGGCGGGGTCCGCCGTCAGGGCGAGGGTCGGATGACCCTGCGGGTCCGACGTCAGGTCGAGGCGGGCGACGGCGAGGTCCCCGGCGACGACGAGGTCGGCGAGGTCGTCGGTCGCGAGGTCGGTCCCGGCGACGGTCCGTACCTTGCCGAGGGTCCCGCCATTGTCGAACCAGACGATCCCGCCATGCGACCGGAGGTCGGCGACGGAGGCGATGACGGCCCCGCCAGGTCCGGGGACCGTCGCGAGGGCGAACGTGAACGCGTGAGGGTTGCCGTCGGAGAGGTCGACCGTCGTCGCCCGCGCCCGGACGAACGATCCGGAGTAGAGGTCGACCTCGACGAGTCCCTCCGACGTCGAGGGGATGGGGGACCCGTCCTCCTCGATCGTCGTCCAGAGGGGCTCGAGGTGCGAGGTCCCCGAGTCGTCGACCCATGCGACGGACGCGGCGACCGACTGGTCGGCGTTCGCGATCGTCCCCGTCGTCTCCGGCGGGCGGGGGATTAGGACGACCTCGACGTCTACTCCCGGATCGCCGTGCAGACGATCCGGGAGGTAGACGCGTCCGTTGTGTTCGAGGTACGCGGGGGCTGCCACGGCGGGTCAGGACCTCGATTTCTTGACGCTACGGGGTACCGGAGGCGGGGCGGGCGACGGAGCGTCGGCGGCGTCTGCCCCTATGCCCCCGATGCGGCCATCTTGACGATGCCGGTCGGGATGTAGATGGCGGGAGCGCCCAGGCTCCAGACGGCGACGTCCGTCCCGAGCTTGGTCACGACGTCCTGCGTCGCGGTATACATCCCGTCCTCGAGCCAGGATGCCGCCTCGCCGTTCGAGACGATGACGGACCCGGCGGCGAGTCCCTTCGCGCGGATGACGGGGAGTCCGGAAACCTCGATCCGGAGGGTCGACGCCTGCGCGACCCCGCCGACGTTCTGGGTCCCGTACGCGGGCGGGACGAGTCCCGCCGCGGTCCCGATCTCGAGCCACTTGTCCGGGGCGGCGAGGACGAACGTCGCGGGCGACCCGGTCGCGTCGTCGACCTTCGCCGACGCGTCGAGGAACGAGGCGTGCAGCGTCTTGTCGTCGGTCGCGTCGAGGGTGCCGGTGCCGGTCCCCTTCGCGACGACGGCGGCGGCGAACGCCTTCTCCGTCTCCATCGCCCACGCGATCGAGAGGATGCGGAGGACGGCGTCCCTGTACGAGGGAGACGACCTTCGCAGGACCTGCCACGACTGGTCGAGGCACCCGCCGTAGGTCGCCACGGTCGCCTTGTCGGACCCGAGGACGACCTTCTTCGAGAGGAGGAGGTCCTTCTCCGCGGCCTGGACTCCCACGCGCGCGGAGTAATCAGCGGCCCATGTAGGCCAATCCACCTCCATCCCGGTATCCGGGAGCGCCTCCGTCCCGAACGCCCCGACGACGTTCCGGACCGTCGGCAGGATGCCGATAATCCGGTTGAGCCAGGCGGGGCGGACGATCGAGGGCACGTCGCCCGTGACGCCGTCGGCGACCTCCGTCGGGGCGGCGGCGGCGAGGGTGACCTCCCGTGCCACGGCCCGGATGACGTCCGCGTCCGTCCCCGCGAGGGATGCCTCGAGGAGGTCGGAGAAACGGCCCGGGATGACGATGCGGGGGGCGGGGTTCCCCGTCGGGACGGGGACGACCGCGGGGGCGGCGACGGCATCGGCGACGATGCCGCGGACGAGGGACCCGATCTCCTCGAGGGTCGGGACGGGCTGGTCGGTCACGCTAGGAACCTCCGTGGGATGGGATGCGGCGACGACCTCCGCGGAGGCGAACGCGCCCCGCTCGAGGACGGCGACCCGGACGAGTTCGACCCGGGATCGGACGTTGACGCGGTCGGCGCGACTGCGGGACGCGCCCGGGACCGGGCGGTAGACGATTGACGCGGCCCGGAGGACCCGGGCACGCGCCAGCTCGAGGAGTTCGTCGCCCGCGGGCGTCCGGGCGATCGTCGCGTCGAGGTAGGGTTCGCCGTCGAGGTCCTCGAGGGACGTCCCGACCCCTACCAGGCTCCCGCCGTGACGGAGCGCCTCGACCGTGACGCGGGAGGGGTCCGTCCCCTCGAACGCGCCCGCCTCGAGGACCTCCGGTCCCGTCTCGAGGTTGCCGACCTCGCCGTAGCGGAGGAGGCGGACCCGGAGGGTTCGGCGGTCCCCTCCGTCTGCCGCCTCGAGGAGTTCGACGGCGTCGTCGACCTCCGCCGTCGGGAAATCGGTCGTCATGCGGGAACCTCCGGGGTCAGGGACGGGGTCGCCGGGGTCGGGGTCGGGTCGAACGCCGTCGTCCGCCCGGGCATCCCCTCGAGCCTGGCGACCGCGGCGGCGTCGAGGACGCCGAGGTCGACGAGGGAGGCGTATGCGTCGAGGCGTCCGCGGACGTCGAGGCGTCCGAGTTCCCCGAGGTCGAACCGGACCGACGACGTCCGGGGGACGAGGTCGGACCATGCCGCCTCGATCGGGGCGAGGTACAGGGGCGCGACCGTGGCGCGAATCAGTTCGCCGTACAGGGCCGAAACGTTCGCGTAGGTAATCGAGGACCCGCCGACGGAGACGAGGAGGAGGGGGGCGGGGATGCCGAGGAGGCGGGCGACCATCGCGACCCCGTGTTCCCGGGTCTCGACGAGTTGCGACTCCTCCGGGTTGCCGGTAATCGGGGTGTACCCCGCCCCGCCCGAGAGGACCGCGGGGGTCGGGACCGGCCCGCCGTGCGCCTCGATCCATCCGGTCAGGAGGAGTTGCGCCTCGTCGTCCGTCAGGGTCCCGGGGACGGAGATGACGCCCGTCGGGACCGCGGACCCGGAGAAGTACCCCGCCGCGTATAGCTCCGCCGCCTCGATCGCGAGGAGGGTCCTACGGCCCGCGACGAGGGGCGAGACGCCCCGCAGGGACCCGGCCCGGGGGGCGAGGGGGATATGGACGATGTCCCGACCGGCGACCATGACCCGGCCCCGCCAGGTGTAGCGGGGGAGGAACCGGAGGTCGTCCCATGCGACGTCGACCTCGTCGGAGGGGATGACGCGGGCGGACCGCGGGCGACCCGTCTCCGGGTCGGGGTCCCAGACGTACCAGTACGCGTCCCCCGTCTCGACCATGCTCCGGACCGTCTGCGCGAGGAACGTATACCGCGGGACGAACGGGTCGGGCCGGGTGACGATCCGAGGGGCGTCCGTCGGCCCGAGGGGCGAACCGTCCCGGTAGCAGACGGGCGAGAGTTGCGCGACCGCGGAGGAGAGGAGTTCGACCCCGCGTTCGACGACGGGGAGGTCGCCAGGCGTGCCGGTTTCCCGCGCCTTGACGTACGCGGCGATTGCCGCCTCGACGGAGGGATAGGGGGAGGTGACGGCGGAGGCTATCTCGCCGACCGGCGGCGAGTCGTCGCCGAGGAGCCATGACAGGATGCCCACGGTCGGAAGGATGCCGCCTCCGACCGGCCCGACGCTATCGGCGGATAGGACTACGGTCGGGGGCGGTAGGCATGGACGGCGGGCCGGGGCGGGGCGGGCCGGTCGGCGAGGTAGACGGCGACCGTGACGGCGACGAGGGCGTCGATATGCCCCGCCGAGGACCGCCTCCGGAACCGCCAGGCGTCCGCGTCCTCCGACCTGGCGGCGAGACGCGCGGCGGAGTCGAGGACCGGGTCGGCCCGGTGGCGGAGGGTCCTCGAGACGACGTGCCCGAGGAGGGAGGCGCACGCGGCCCGGAACGTGACCCCGCCGAGTTCCTCGACCCTACCGGCGAACCCCGCCTCGAGGGCGAGGTCCCGGAACGCGGCCCCGATCGGCGACGTCGCGTCGAACCCTAGACGGGATTTCGGGTACCGGCGGAGGAGGTCGCGTGCCTCTGCGACGAGGTCCTCGACGATCGCCGTCGACGCCGTCGGGTAGTCGCGGGCGATCTCGACGTGTATCCGTTCGCCGTCGAGGACCGCGGCGGCGATCGTCGCGCGGCTCCAAGCTGGCGTGACGTCGACGCCGAAATACGGAACGGCGTCCTCCGGGGCGACCGATCCGGGGGAGGCGCACGCGTCCCATGCGCCCGGGGGTGCCCATGCGTGCGTCGGGTCCGATACCGACTGATTCAACGTCTCCGAGGCGAACCGGACGGGCGTCAGGGAGCGCCTGGTAGCGCGGAGGACCTCGATCTCGAGGAGTCCGTCCCGGACCCCGGGGTTCGCCTCCCGGATGCCGTCGTCGGAGTCCGACGTCCCCTCCCAGACGAGCGCCCCGAACCGGGGGTCCTCCTCCGGATTGGCGGCGGCGAGTTGCGCCCGCTTGTAGAGGAGGGTGAACAGTTCGGACCCGTCTACCGGGGCGGTCCCGGTCGCGACGAGGAGTCCGTTCGGGCGGGTACGCGTCGTCGGTTCGAGTGCCGCCCACGTCCCGCCGTCGATCCCCTTCGTCTGCGCCTCGTCGAGGACGACGACGTCGAACGTCCTACCCCGGGCGGAGTCATGGCGACCCGAGAGCATGAACAGGCGGCGGGAGGAGTCGGGGTACCCGATCCCGGCCCGCGCCCCCGTCGGCTGCGCCTCCATCCCGAGGGGGCGGACGTCGGCGGCGAGTTCGGCGAATACGCCGTGGTACGCCTGGTCTTTCGTCGGCGCGGTCGTCGCCCCGAGTTCCCAAATCGGCGCGGTATCGAGGAGCCATCCGAGGAGGGCGCGGAGGGTCGTCGTCTTGCCGTTCCGGCGGGCGACGGAGAGGAGGACCTCCCGGAACCGGAGGCGTCCGGTCGCCGGGACGACCTCGAGGATGCGGTCGACGGCGAACCTCTGCCACGGCGTCAGGCGGAGTCCGAGACGGCGTTCGGCATGGTCGGCGACGACCGGCCCCCACGTCAGGTACCGCGCCCCGAGGGGCGGGACGGAGAGGAGGGGCGGCTGTACCCCTCGAGGGACCCGGGCGGACCGCCATTTCGGTTTCGCCCCCTCGAGGTCCGGGGGGATATCCGGGACGATCCGGACGACCGTCGCCCGACTCCGACGGCCCGCGGGGGCTTTCGGGAGGACGGCGGGCCGGTTCGCCTCTGCGTTCCGCGTTCCC